CTTTTGTATTTGAACAATTATTAAAAACTAAAATAATGGAAGCTAAATAATGAAAATAACTAAAAAAAATAATAAAAGAATAGACCATGTTCAAAAAGGTTTAAAAGCAGATTCTTTAAGGGATAAAAGACCTCTTAAAGAGTTTGCTGAATTGGCATTTTTAATTGGTGCACAATTTGATGATGATACTAATATAATTAAAAGGGAGGTAATTCCATGTCAGATAATTTAAAGTTAACATTATTTGCTATTATTATAGTAATATTAGGTAATGGTTTGGCTAACTATAACTATGGAGTATGGTAAAATGACTGCAATTCCAATATGGCTGTTAGCATTATTTACATTTGCAATTTATGTGTTGTTTATGATGCTATTAGAAGCAAATCGAAAAATAAATAATATAAATTTGCAAACTATTATTAATTCGCAATTAGTTAGTAAATCTTTTGAAGAAATTGCAATTGATATGGATTCAATAAACGATACTGTACTTAAATTAGATGCTGCTTATGAATACAAAAAAACGAAAATATCTAAAATTAATAATAGATAATACTAAACAAGGCAAAATTAAAGATTTGCTAAAAAAGCAAAATAAATTAATAAAAGGAAAAATACAATTACAAAAAGAAAGTAAAATAATAAATAAACTACTAAAAAAATACGAAGATCATATAATATTATTAGAAAATAAAATAAATAAATATAGGGAGGAAGATAATGTTAACAGAAACATTAAGTAAGCTTGAAACATTAGGTCCAGTAGGTATTAAAATTCGTTCGATAATGAATGAACGTTATGATTTTTTAAATAAAGAAAGTAATGGTCCTTTAAAATCTGGCATTGTAAGAATGATTGATAAACATAAAATTGATTATAATATGATGATTCAATTATCTTATTCTATTGTAGCTACAGGTACAACCGAAGGCCAAAATTTAATTCAATTAGCTATCGCAATTGGAAATAGAATACGTAATTATTATAAATTACCTACTAAAGCGGAGCTAGATCTTAGATTAGGTGTTTTTGTGTTAAATGCTTATGCTTTAAATAATATGTTAATTATTAAATTAGTTAATGATTTTAAATCTTTTAATAAAGCCAAAACTGTTTATAAAGTATATATGGGTTATAATAGATCTGATATGCGTAAGCTACTGAAAGAATTTAATGAAGTTCATGATCCTTTTAAACCTTTATTAGCAGAAGCTCCTAAATGGGAATTTGGTACAGTTTTAAATCCAAATGGCGAATCAATTAAATTAATTAAACAAAGCAAAATTGATACAATTGCAAAAATTAATGCAAATAATACACCAATTGTATTAAATGCTGTTAATAAAAAACAAAGTATTGCTTATTATGTAAATCCTAAAGTTTACAATGTTTATAAATGGGCTTTACAAAATAACCAAAATTGTTTTGAACACAACTCTGTTGATACAATTACTAAAGAAAGAAAAGAAGCTAAAAAATTTGAAGCATTACAAGTTTTAAAAGCTGCCACTCCATACGTGGGTAAAAAGTTCTATCAACAATATCAAGCTGACAATAGAGGTAGATTATATCCACTATCTGCATATTTAAATGAATTAAATTCAGATAATGCAAAAGGTATGTTGTCTTTTTATGAAGGAAAGCCATTAGGCAAAAACGGTTTAAATCAATTATATCATCACATTTGTAATATGTGGGGCGAAGATAAATTAAGCCATGAAAACAAAGTTAAATTTGTTGAAAAAAATTATTATGAATTTGTAAATTATGGTATAGATCCTTATAAAGCAAAAGGTTGGATGCAAGCAGAAGAACCTTTTCAATTTTTATCTGCAGTAATTGAATTAGCTGAATTAGATAAACATTTTGTTGCTATGGGTAAAACTGAAGATTTTATATCTCATACTATTTGCTATAGAGATGGATCTAATAATGGTTTGCAATGGTTATTTAGTCTTGTAAAAGATAATAAAAATGGTCATTTAGTAAATATTAAACCTACTACTGATAATAAACCTGGAGATATGTATAATCATGTAGCTGTTTCTGTAAAAGATATAATGCATAATAAAGCTAAAGAAGAAGATAACTTATCTTTAGATTATTATAATTTGTATTTTAAATCTATTGAAAAAATTAGAAATAGATGGAGAATTGCAGAACTTAATAATGATAAAAACGTTGAAAATAAAAAACGTTTAATTAAATGGTACCAAAAAAGATACCGAACTGAGCTTAAACTAACTGATATAATTTATTGGGATAAAGCTAAGTTTACAATAAAAGAATGGCGTAAGATAGTAAAACGTAATGTTATGACTTACGGTTATTCTGCGACTAAGCAAGGAATGGGTGAACAAATTATTCAAGATACTAGAGATATAGATAATGTATATTTGAGTAATAAACAACATTCCGCTGCTAGAGCTTTAGGTTCTTTAGTTTACACAACTATTGAAACTGAGTTTCCTGAAGTTGCTGCGGCAATGAAACTATTTAAAGATAATTGTGCTGCTTATATGAAAAAACATAATAAGCAATATTCGCATAATACTTTAATTAGTAACTTTCCATTTACTCAGCATTATGTAAAATATAAAAGTGCAAGAGTAAAATTAACTGATGGCTTATATATTATGAATAATGATAAATCATTTAAATGGGTTAATAGAGTTGATTTTGTAATTAAAACTGAATTGCCTATTATTAATATAGGTAAAGCAAAAGCAGCAATATCGCCTAACTCAATTCATAATCTTGATAGTCTTCATTTAATGTTGGTTATTGATGAGTGTAATTTTGATATTGTTAGTGCTCATGATAGCTATGGTAGTCATGCTTGCAATTGTGTAGAAATGCAAAAAATAATACGTAATCAATTTAAACGTATAATTGATGCAAATCCTTTGCAGCATAATTTAAATGAAACCGGTAATTTAGTGCCAATGATAAAGCAAGGACAACTAGATAGTTCAGAAATTTTAAAATCTGAATTTGCCTTTGCATAACAATAGGAGAAAAAATGTTTGATAAATATGTATACCCAATATTAGAAAAAATTGGTGAAGGTATAGAAAAAATATACTGGTTTTGTTCTAATAATAAACAAGAAGTAACTTGGTTTAGTTTTGGCTTTATTGTTTGTGCATTAATAAATTTAATTATTTAGGGGGTAATGTAAATGACTAACTTTACTATAGTTGTTCGCAATAATGATGTAGAAAAAGCAATTAAAAAAATGAAAACTAAAACGGCAAAATTAGGAGTTCTTAAAACATATCGAGAACGCTCTAGGTATGAAAAACCTTCAGACAAAAGAGTTAGACTAATGAAAGCCAATATAATAAATAGTAAACTTAAAAAACGCAAAAGGGAGAAAAACCTATGACAATAGATAATGAAAAACCAATACCAACAATACCATTTGACGGAGAATAAATGGATTTAATATTATTAAATGATGGGTTATACCATTTAGTAAAAGTTACAAAAGAAATGATTAAAGGAATTGAGCTATTACAACCAATCGATTGCTTTGATTTGTGTGATATATTAAGATTGCATCTTACAATTTATCATGATTCACCTTTTAATATTCATGTAATGAAAGATGGGACTGGAGAATTGTACGGTTGTATTTGCAAATAAATTATGTGGCCAATTGGTCTTGGTAGCAATAATGGGGATACACTGACAACCCATTAATGACATGGTTGGTAAGACAACTTAGGCATAATCTCGGGTGAGACCTACCGAGAGCCACATATACAAAAAGACACCCTTACAGACCACAGATCGAAATTTTATATAATAAATAGGAGATAAAATGCCAAGAGGCGGATATAGACCTAATGCGGGTCGGCCTAAACAAACAAGCGAAGAAAAGCTATTAAATAAGCAGCTTTCCACAGTTGATAAGCTAAAAAAGCTTAAATTAGACCCTATTGATATATTAAATAAAGAACTGAAAGCTTTAAAAGATAAAACTGATACAAAATCACAAAATTTACGAGTTCGAATAGCTGAAAAGTTATTAGAATATGGGTACTCAAAACAACCTACTTCGTTACATACATCTGGAACATCAAACATGCCTGTTTTAACAATTGTTAAGAAAAGCCAAGATAATAATGAAAAAGTTGTTAGCCCTATTTTAGACGAAATTCCCGCTGAGAATACTAATGAAAACGAAACTTCAGAAACGAGCTGAGCAAGCTTATAATGTATATATCACATACTATACAGACGGAAGTTTTTATATTGGATTCACCAGTAAAACTGGAAAAGCTTTGGAATCTTATTTTGGTAGTAATACTATTCAAGATAAGCTGGTAAGCCATAAACAAATTGTTTTTACCTCAAAAAGTAAAGCAACTGCAAAACTCTTTGAACTTTTGCTCCAATTATCCGCTATGGATTCCCCGAAGTGTGTGAATGACATGTTAAATGTTCGGGTTAGAGCAAGTCATATGAGAGGTTTACCCAAGTTTAATATAATATTTAAAAACAATGAATTTAACATTAAAGGCAAATAATGAATATTGCAATGCTTAGAGAGCAACTAAAAATTGATGAAGGTGTAAAATACGAAGTTTATGAAGACCATTTAGGTTATAAAACTTTTGGAATTGGACATTTAGTAACTGCAAAAGATCCAGAATATACTTTTAAAGTTGGCCATAAAATATCTGAAACTAGAGTAAATGAAGCTTTTGATAACGATGTTTCTTTATATATTAAAGAAGCTAAAAAAGTTTTTTCAAATTTAGAAAAATTACCCGAAGAAGCACAACAAGTAATTGTAAATATGTGTTTTAATATGGGTGCACCAAGATTAGAAAAATTTAAAAAATTTATTTCTGCAATTAATAATGAAGATTATGAAACTGCAGCAATAGAAATGCTTGATAGTCGATGGGCTAATCAAGTTGGCGATAGAGCCGTTAGATTATCTAAAAGAATATCAGCTATTCCTTTTAAAGAAAATAGCAATTATTTTAATAATGAATATATGAAATATAATAAATAAATGAATAATACATACACAGTAAGTTTATTTCCTTTTCAACAAGAGGTTTTTGAGCATCCTGCAAGATTTAAAATTGTAGCAGCGGGTAGACGAACTGGTAAAAGTTATTTAGCTTGTGTTATGGCTTATAATCATTGTTTAGAAAAGCCAAATAGACGAGCAGTTTTAATTGGCCCTACTGTTTCTATGATTAGAGAAAGTATGTGGACTACATTGAAATCATTAGTATTACAAGATCATATTGAAGGATTGCCTAGAGAAATTGATTTAGAAATAAGATTTATTAATGGATCTAGAATATCTTTAAAAGGTTTTGATAGACCTGATTCTTTAAGAGGTATTTCACCATCACCATCTTTTATTATACTTGATGAATTTGCATATATTAAAGCTAAAGCATTTACTGAGGTTGTTTTACCTATGACTTCTGATCCTATTAAAAAAGCAAATGTATTAATTATATCAACACCAAAAGGTGTAAGTAATGATTTTTATAATTTGTATTGTAAAGGACAAGAACCTAACCCATTATGGAAAAGCTGGCAATTTACTGCAGCGAATGTTAGGCCAGATATGAAAGAAGAAATTGAATTAGCTAAATCTACACTTGATTTAAAAACATTTGAACAAGAATATTGTGCTACATTTAATAATAGCGGTGATTCTGTATTTTATAATTTTAATCGTGAAATACATGTTACTGATAATTTAATACCTTTTGACCCGCATGAAGATGTTCATATAGCTATTGATTTTAATGTTAAGATCATGGCTAGTAGTGTATTTGCTCATAGAGGTGATCAATTACATTGCTTAAACGAATTTTATGGGTCAGCGGATACAACCCAATTAATAAGACGTATTAATAAAACGTATCCAAATAAAGATATATATGTATATCCTGATGCTTCTGGTAATGCTCGAAAGAGTTCAGCTGCAACAGGTGTTACAGACTTTAGTTTATTAAGAAAAGCAGGATATCGTATCCGTGCTAGAAATAAACAACCACGTATTGTTGATAGTGTGAATTGTGTTAATTCATTACTACAAGATGCGATCGGTAATAGCCGATTATATTTTGATAAGCGTACTACAACCCGTACTATTGCATCTATGGAGCAGACTTCATGGAAGCCCGGTAATACTACAGGTATGGACAACGCTATTATAGATAAAAGTAAAAACAATGAGCATTTCAGTGATGGGGTGCGGTATATATGCGAGATGCTGTATCCTATAAGCAAGGATAAGCCTGCTGTAATCCGTGACCGGAGCTGGTCGTTTTAATTAAGCTTACCCGGAGCGGGTAATTTTAATCAAACTTATGCAGCTGTTTGGTTCGTAATCAAACGCTTAAAAGCATTGGTATTGCTACATTATTTATTTAACCTGTATCCATAAACGCCTCAGCCAGTCAAACCCTGCGCTGAAAAACGTTATAAAACGCTGGTAAAACTAAGCTGGCCTGCGGCCTACGGCCCGGGCGCCTGCTGGTTAACTAGCTCCTGCTATAATAAAAGCTTATATTATATAGCGTTTTGGGGGTATGGGGCCCCTGGCCGGAATGTTGCGCTGGCCATTCCCTCTTTT